GATCATTGATCTTGAGCACAGCGTTGACCCGGCTTACCGCCAGGCTCCCGGCGTGGGTTACATGTTCAACGATGCCACGCTGAAGGTCATTCGCAAGCTGAAGGACGGCGACGGCAACTATCTGTGGCAGATGGGCAATGTTCAGGCCGGTATTCCCGGCACGCTGAACGGGCGCCGCTACATCATCAACCAGCAGATCGCCAGCCTGGGCGCGTCGAACAAGTTCATGCTGTTCGGTGACTTCAAGAAGTACTACGTCCGCAAGGTCGGCGCTCCGCTGATCGGTGCGCTTCAGGACAAGGACTTCTGGCCGGGCTTCGGCGTGGCGGGTTACATCCGCTTCGACGGCGAACTGGCCGACGCGGGCGCGGTGAAGGCCCTCGTCAACGCCGCTGCCTAAGCGGTGAACTGAAACGGCGGGCGAGGCTTCGGCCTCGCCCGTTTGTTCTTGGAGTATCCCATGAAGATCAAACTTCTGACATCCCGCGCTGGCGCGGACGGCGCGTTCGCTGCGGGTGACGAGATCGAAGTCTCCGACGCCGAGGCCGCGCGCATGATCGAAGCGGGCCAGGCTTTGCCGGTGCGCGAGCAGCGCGTCGAGAAGGCCACCCGCAAGCCTCGCGCTGAGAAGGCGTCCAAGTAATGTACGGCGGGCGCGACGTTTCCCACGAGCCGCTGCTGGAGCGCACGGTTGCGCCGACCAGCACCATCATCTCGCTTGCGGAGGCGAAAGCCCACCTGAATGTCGATCACGCCGACGATGACGACTACATCACGGCGCTTGTTGCGGCGGCGGACAACCATCTTGACGGCCCGTTCGGTGCAGTTGGTATCGCCCTTCTTGTGCAGACCTGGAAGCTGACGACCGGCGCGCCGAATGGGCGCGACGGCGTGCGCTTGCCGGTTCTTCCTCTGGTGGCTGTCACCGGGGTTGCGTACCTGGACCGCGATCAGATTGAGCAGACCGCGAGCCTGTCAGACTTCCAATGGTTCAGTGGCGACACGTTCGCCTATATTGAGCCTAAGCATGATCAGCGCTGGCCCGCTATGAGCGCCGAGCGTGACGCCCTGCGCATCACCTTCACCGCTGGCGAGGGTTGCCCGGAGGCGATCAAGCACGCTGCGAAGCTGCTGGTCGGTCACTGGTATGAAAACCGCGAAGCGGTGAACGTGGGACAGTCAATCAACGAATACCCGCTGGCCGTTGACGCGCTTCTGTCGCGCCACCGTCGCGGCTGGATGAGCGCCTGACATGCGCGCCGGTCAACTGCGTGACAGCATCCGCGTGGAGCGCCGGGGCGAGGACAGCACGGACGGCTGGGGAAACCCTGTCTCTGGCGACTTTGCAGAACTGATCGCCGCCCAGCCCGCCCGGCTTATACCTATGGGCGGTGACGAGCAAGTGAGGGCGGATCGGCTGACCGGCTCGGTGAAGTACGAAGTCACGCTGCGCTGGTCCTCGGCAAACGCTGGTATCCGCGCTGATGATCGCTTCGTTCTGGCGCGCGCCTCTGCGGGGCTTGCGAGCGCAACCGTGCTGAACGTGCGCCATGAGGGCGTGGACCCGACTGAGAAGCGCCGCGAGTTGCGGTTCGTGTGCGAGACCGGGGTGGCGACGTAGAGCCTAGATGCTGTCAAATCGGCGCGCGTAATTGTCGGGGAGGCTTTCAAGTAAATGGTTCGCGCGGTCCCGTATATGGCGCGCAACGTCTTCAACGGGTAGGCGCTCAAATTGACTTCTCACGAGCATTTCTGGCGGCAATGAAAATCGTTCATACAGGGCGGTGCACTCATTCGGTCCGGCTCCCCCGTCAACGATGCAGCGCCGCAGAATTGTTAGAAGCTCTTCGCGGCTTCCAATAAATGCTTGGTGGGTGCACCTCACAAGGTCTGAAAGCCAATCAAATCCAAGCGTCCGCATATCTTCTTGCAGTCTGATAATTTCGCGAGTGCGATCTAGCGCGGCTTTGGTTTGCGGCATCATTTCCAAGGCTCCATTCGGTGATACAGGGCAGTACAGGCGAGAGCGAGGGTTTGATCCCCGCCGCGCCGCTTGTACCGGGTGACAGTGTTCGGTGAGACGCCAAGGCGGCGGGCCGCTTCGGCGGCGGATATGTTCATGGCGGCGAGCCATGCGGTGAACTGGTCAGGCGTCAACGGAAGCGCGCCCCGCGACTTCTTTTGCTATCGCACTCGGGCGCACCCATAACTGAATGCCGGGGTGCGGAACTATGCAGAAGGCGTGCGCTGTTGTTAGGTCGAGCTCCTTTTCAACGTCGCGCACAGCGCTCTCTGCGCGCTGATGCCCTATGCACTGAGACAGCCGCCAAAGCACGGCAGCGCGCACGGCATCGTTAAAGGTATAGGTGCGCGGCGATCCGGTTCCCGGTTTTGAGCCGCCGTCTAGCCACAGGACGTCACGATCAAGCATTGCTTTGATCTGCCCATTGGTAAGCCCTGCGGCTTCCTCAAACTGCTGTCGGTTCATCGTCAACCTCGCTTCTCTGAAATCACCATTATGCACACGATAGCGCGGCGGTCTATCGCCAAAGTGAGGAAACATGGCGCGTACGACTGTGAAGGGCCTCGATAAGTTGCGCGCCAAACTCCGCGCCATGCCGGACGAGGTGCGCCGAGAAATCCGGGGCGCGCTGGAGAAAAACGCCGAGGAGCTGACCGCAATGCAGAAGCGCCTTGTGCCCGTGGACGATGGCGACCTGCGCGACAGCATCGAATGGAATTGGGGAACCGGAGACGAGAGCCGCATTGGCGTTAAGGGCGAGCAAGGCCTCGCCATCACGGTGAGCGCGGGCAATCGGGAAATCTTCTACGCGGGATTCCGCGAGTTCGGCACGGTGAAGCTGGCGGCTGCGCCATTCTTCTTTCCCTCATATCGGGCATTGCGCCGCCGAATGAAAAGCCGTGTGTCCAGAGCGCAGAACAAGGCCATCAAGAGGATTGCAGCACGATGAGCGATCCGTTCTCCGCGTTGCAGCCCGCCGTGCATGCCGCGCTGTCAGCCTCCCTGACGGCGGATAACACGATGGTCACAGCAGACGCGACAGCGTACACAGCCGACAATAGGTCGATCAGACACATCATCGGACGGGTATATGACCATGTGCCGAACAGCCCGACCTTTCCGTATCTACGCATCGACGTGACTGACATCACCGAGGACGATGACGGTTGCGGAAAGCATTGGGTGTGTGCGGTCAACGTCCATATCTGGTCGCGCGCGACTGGACGCCAGGAAGCCAGCGAAATCGCCGGGCCGGTGCGCGATGCGCTGGACAGCATCACCACCGTGACCGGCTACGCGATTAATTACAACCAGTTCCGCCAGACCCGTCTCATGGATGACCCTGACGGTCTGACAACGCATGGCATCGTGTCTCACGAGATCGCCCTAGCCGCCACCTAGCGGCTTCCGTTCCACCCCTAGCCCAGCCCGCCCGGCGCATCCCGCGACCGGGCTTTCTGCTTATGGAGGCCTGTCATGGCGACAAGCACTGTTTCCTATAACGAGGTACTGATCGCCGTGGACCCGGCTGGCGGCAGCACCTTTGGCCACCCTTGCCTGATCAATCAGGAAAAGTCGGTGGTCTTCACCCTCAATCTGTCTGAGGACATCGTTCCCGACTGCGACAACCCGACTAACCCGGCGCAGGTTTTCCGGCACGCCGACAGCATCGACCTGACCATTTCGGGGACCGGCAAGGTCCACGTCACTGACGTGAAAACATATGCAGACGTGCTGGCGGCTGGCACGGCGATTCCGGCCAAGCTGCGCATCGGGGCCATCGACACGACCGGGGCCATCGAAGTCAGCGTGGATCTGTATGTGCAGTCCATGACGGTTTCGACCACCCGCCCGAACACGGCTGAGATCGACATCAGCTTTGCGGCTGACGGCTTCCAGGCGTCTGACATCGCCGCCTACGCGACGCCGTAATGAGCCGCGACGGTTCCATCACCGAGACCTTTGGCGACGGCGAGCATCTGTTTCGCCTCGCCATTGGTCAGCTTCGCGAGCTTCAGGAAGCGTGCGATGCAGGCCCGCCGCTGATCGCCCGGCGACTGTGGAGCAGCGAATGGCGCGTTGATGACGTGCGCGAGACGATCCGCCTGGGTCTGGTCGGCGGCGGCATGGACAGTGTGAAGGCTGCGGTGCTGACGAAGCGTTATGTTGACGACAGGCCCGGAGAGTGGGGCCGCAACGCTGTGCTAGCGCAGGCTGTCCTCGCGGCGGCTCTGTTTGGCGCTGAGGATGAAGACTTGGGAAAGTCAAAGGCGGAAGCGGAAAGGAAGCCGAGCCGCTCCCGCGCGAGAAAATCCGCTTCGGCCTCATCTACGGAAACGGCGCAGTCGTAGGCTTCACCCCGCAACAGGTGGACGCCATGAGCCTGTGGCAGTTCCAGGCGTGCATGATCGGCCATGCCAAGGGCCAAGGCGCGGATGACAAGGGCGAGGCCCCGTCTGACGAAGCGTTCCTAGAGGCGGCTTCAACGCTGTATTGATGAGGTGACGGATGGCAACCGATCTTGAACGCCTTGTTGTGCAGCTCGAGGCCAACATGCGCAATTACGAGCGGTCCATGAACCGCGCGGTCGGGCAAGCGAACCAGTCAGCCCGAAAGATCGAGACGCGCTTTGAGCGGGCAAACCGCAGCATGGAGCGCGGCTTTCAGCGTATGGGGCAGGCTGGCGTTCGTGCGCTCGGCGCGCTTGGTGTCGCCATCGGCGCTGCCCAGCTAGGGCGTGCGACCCTTCAGACGCTTGAATATGCGCAGACTCTTGAAAGCGCCGCTGATCGCCTCGGCTTCAACGTTGAGGCGCTTCAGGAATATCGGTTTGCAGCAGAGCAGGCGGGCATCGCACAGACGGCCCTGGACATGGGCCTTCAGCGGTTCTCTCGCCGGGTGGCAGAAGCGGTCAACGGGTCTGGCGAGTTGCGCGACACCCTGCGCCAATACAACATTCAGCTCACTGACAGCGAAGGCCGACAGCGCGATATCAACGCAATCCTAGAGGATTATGCTGACGCTATTGCAGGGGCGAGCAGCCAGCAGGAAGCCTTGCGCCTAGCCTTCAAAGCCTTCGACAGCGAGGGCGCGGCGCTGGTTGAAATCCTGCGCGATGGCTCTGACGGAATGCAACGGTTTCGTGAGCAAGCGCGCGAGGCCGGTGTGGTGCTGGGCGAAGACCTTGTGCGCGACGGCGCTGAAGCGAAGCGCACCATGGACGAGCTGCGCGCCTCCATCGGGGCAGACTTCAACCGCGCGGTGCTTGAGAACGTCGAGGGGCTTGAAGCCTTGGCCGATGTTCTGGGCCGGATCGCAGAGTTTGGCGTTGCTGCTGGCGCTGGGGTGGGCCGGGTCATTGGTGAGCTAACGCGCCCTGATTCCCTTGAACATCGCATTGAAGACCTTGAGGCGACAGAAAGCATTCTTCAGCGCCGCCTAGAAAATGAGCGCGAGAGGATGAACAACGCGTTGTCGCTGTCAGGGGCCAGCGATGTAAGTGAGGGCCAGTCCCGGCTTGCTGCTGGAATAGCAGGCGAGGCGAGGCGCGAGATTGAGCAGCTTGAGCGCGACTTGGCGCAGACGCAGCAGGCCCTCGATCAGCTCACGCAGATGGCGGCGCAACAGGCGGGCCGTGCGGCTATGGCGCCTGCCAGCGGAGCGGAGTTAGACGCGCCTGGGGCCAGAAACGGCGCGCCGCCGTCTATTGACCAAGGCAAGCCTGACAAGGCGAGCTTCGGCGTAGCGACCAGCACCGGCCTGTCAGACAAGGCAGACAAGGAGGCCGCATTAGCTGAAGAGCGCGAAGCCGCACGGGCGCTGGCCGAAGAGCAAGCCGAAGCCTACGCAGACGCCCTTGAGCGCCGCCGCTCTGAGTTCTCCAGCGAGTTCGCGCACACCATCGCCGGGGGCTGGATGGCGGCGTTTGACGGCAACCTAGCCGACTTCGCCGCGCAGCGCCTTCGTGATGCGCTCTATGACCGGCTCTTTACGCTGTTCAACGAGCTGGGCCGTCAGTTGTTCGACAACATGGACGGCAAGGGCGGTCTGCTGGCGACTGGTGCGCGCTTCCTGTTTGGCGGCGGCAAGGCCGAAGGCGGGCCGGTGCGCGCTGGCACGGCGTACCGAGTAGGCGAGCGCGGGCCTGAAACCATCGTGCCCATGAGTAACGGCATGGTGATCCCGAACCAAGAGTCCATGCGTACCGGTAGCGGGGCTTCGGTGACGCTGAATACAAATTACACAATCGACGCGCGCGGAGCGTCACCAGACGCGGTAGCCCAGCTTCGCGCCGAGCTTCCGCAGGCGTTCGCCGCAAACAATCAACGGCTTCTTGGTCAATTCCGCGCTGAGGTTCCGGGCCTTGTGGTTAGGGCGCGCAAGGACGGGGTTATCTGATGGCGTTGAGCGATGCGCTAAGCCTGCCCGCGTGTATAAGAGTGCAGGCGTCCGATTTCCGACTTAACCGGGTTGAGGCGCGCTCACCAGCGACAGGCGGAACGGTGGACGTGTTTGAGCGCGCCACGCCGCGCTATACATGGGCGCTGACTGTCGGCCCACTAAAAGACGGCGAAGACGGCGACTGGACCGGTTTTTTCGGCGCGCTGCGCGGTGGACAAAACACGTTCCGCGCCTATGACCCGTTTCGCCAGAGGCCGCGCAATTACCCGTCTTCAACCGATCCTGAGACGGTGACGGCGGACTCCGCGCTGGTGACGGCGGATAGCATCGCGCACGCCGCTGATGATACGCTGTTCGCCTGGGGGAACCCCCGCCTGTCCAATGTGGATACAGCGGCGCGGACGGTCGGACTTCAGGACATGGCGGCGGGCGCCGTGATCAAAGCGGGCGATCCGCTAAGCTACGAGGACGGGACCAACCTCTGGCGCCTTGTGGCGACACAGGACGCAACGGCGAACGCCTCCGGCGTCATATCCGCGTTGCCCGTTGATCTGGTTCCGGTGGGACTCGCGTCTTATCCCGCTCCGGTCTCGTTCTACCGAGCAGCCTGCGAAATGCGGATCGTGTCCGAAAGTATAGAGACGCCAAGGCAGCGCGCCCGTGGGGCCGTAGTCAGATTTGAAGCCTTCCAAGTCATAAGGAGTGCATGATGGCTTTTACAGCAATCGGGGTTGGCGCGTCAGCCAATGATGGAACCGGCGACGATCTGCGCACGGCGTTCCAGACGGTGAATTCCAATTTCACGGCGCTGGATGCAGCGGGTTTTGGCGGGCTGCGCAATCGCATCATCAACGGCGATTTCTCCATCCACCAGCGTGGCGGCTCGCAGACCGGGGTGAACTTCATCGACCGCTGGTATCGCACCGCAGTCGGCGGGGTGAATCACACATTCACGCAGCAGACCTTCACCGCTGGCCAGACCGACGTGACGGGGAACCCTGAGCACTATCTGCGCTGGGCTATGGACGCCGTGCCCAGCAGCGCGGCCATCCAGCACAATATCGAAGGCGTGCGCACGCTTGAAGGCCGGGAGATCACCTACAGCTTCTGGGCCAAGGCCAGCGAAGCGCTCACGCTTCAGGGTCTTGTGCAGCAGTATTGGGGGGGCGGGTCTCCAATCGCGGCGTTTGCTGACACGAACAACTTCTCCCTGACGACTAGCTGGCAGCGGTTTACGCGCACGCTGACCCTGCCGTCCCTGTCGGGCAAGACCATCGCAGCGGCGAATTACCTGGCCCTACGCCTCGTGGTCCTGACCTCCTCTGCGGCGCCGACTATCGAGCTGGCGGACGTGCAGCTTGAGCCTGGAGGCCTTGTCACTCCTTTCGAGCGACGCCCGCGCGGGTTGGAGCTGGCCCTGTGTCAGCGCTACTACGCCCAGAAGGTCCTCCGCACCGAAAACGGATCGCGCCATGCGCCGCTCCCGCCCATGCGCGCCGCGCCCACTGTCACGGTCTCGGCGGGGTCGGCGGCGAACATCACCAAGGACGGGTTTGAACTGACCCATAACGCTGCGGCGGATTGCACCGTCACGGCTCTAGCGGAGCTTTGATCCATGTTTGAGAACGCACGCTGGGCGGACGCCGAGCAAACCCTTATCCTGGCCGAACGTGATGGCCAGACGGTCCACATTCCAGCCGACGCCGAGAATGCGGATTACCGCCTTTTGATAGAAGGCGACGCCGAAGCCGGAATTGATCCGGCTGAGACCGCGGACGCTGAAGGCTAGGCCATGCGCACGCTGACCGCCGAGCAGACCGCAGCGCTTGAGGCGGGCGTCGGAGGCCTGCGCTTCACCTGCACGCTTACGCTCGCGTCAGGAACATATCGCTTCTGGGATGAAGACCACGGCACGCTGACGCTGGACGGGGCCGATTACATCGGGGCTGGCGCGTTCGCGTCATTCTCCGGCGTTCCCTCCGGCGATGGCCTTGCTGCGGCGCGGTTTCAGACCACGCTCGACGGCACGCGCCTTGTGTCCGACGACGTTGCGGGCGATCCGGCCAGCGTCCTCGCCAGCTTCCATGAGGAGGACTACAAAAACCGGCCCATAGACTTTCAGATGGTCCTGTTCGATCAGGCGAGCACCGTGGTTTTCGCGCTACCGATTCTGTCCGGCATCATCACTGGCGCGCCCCTGTCCATCGGCCCGGTCGTGACGCTGACTGTGGAGGCGCAGACGCGCAGCGGGCTGCTCTCCCGGTCCAACGGCGCGGTTAGATCAAGCGCGCATCAACGCGGGCTGTACGCCGGAGATACAGGGCTGGACTTTGTGGCCGACACCGTAAACGGCGAAAGCTCGCTATGGTGGGGTCCGCAGGCGACCCGGCGCAGCGGCGGCGGCGATGTCGACGGCGGGCCGGGCGGCCCAGGCGCGCCGGGCAACAGACCGCCGATCCTAAGCCCGACCGGTTAGCAATGACACGCCTGAACGATTGGGAGCAACGCGGGGCCGCATGGCTTCGCGACGCTGAGGCGCGTCCGCTTAACTGGCGTGACGCGCATTGTGCGTTTCTCGCCGCTGACGCCGCACTGGCCGTGACCGGAGAAGATCCAGCCGCCGAATGGCGCGGGCGCACGTCCGCCGCCATGCGCGCTCAGTCCGCCAAGGGCGTGTTCGCGCTTGTACCTTATCACGAGATCGCGCCGGCCGGAGCGCAGCGGTTCGACATCGCAGGCTTCATGTCAGTGCACGGCGAGGCGCTGGGCGTCTGTTTGGGGCGTGAGGCGCTGGTCTACGCCGCAGAGGGGCAGCCTCCGGTGCGCATCCCCATGAGTGAGGCCGTCAGGGCCTGGAGGGTCGAATAATGCCGCCTGTCGTCGCAGCCGCTTCCACCTTTGTGAAGGTGCTGGGCAGCAAGGGCTTGATCTCGGCCTTGTTCTCGACGGCGGTGGGGCAGGCCATTCTCACGGTCGGATCGCTTGCGCTTCAGGTCGCATTCCGTCCGCGCATCGACTTTGACGACGCGGCGGGCCAGGTGCAGGGCCAGGAGCTGCGCGTCAGGTTCCAGTCCGATCATCCGATCACGGTTCTGGTCGGCCGCACGGCGACGGCGGGGCATTGCGTGTTTGCGTCCAGCCGAGGACCGAGTGGCGACCCTACGCGCTATCTTACCCGCGTCTTCATCCTGTCTGATTACGAGTGCGCGGACGTAAACCGCATCTGGGGCGATGGCGACGAGCTGACATTCAGCGGCGACGTGACCACCGGCTGGCGTGAGTGCACGTCTCATTATCAGGGCGAGGACGGCGAGAACCGGCTGCGCATGAGGGTCTATCTCGGCGCCGAGGATCAAGCCGCAGACAGCGATCTGGACGGCCAGTACAGCCAGATCACCTCTGATTTCCGGCTGCGCGGCAAGACCTACGCGATTGTCGAATGCGACTATGACCCCGAGTACGCATTTCGCGCCGGTGAGCCGCAGCTTCTCTGGGAGGTGGACGGCGCGCCTTGCTATGACCCGCGCGAGGCCGGGCATGATCCAGACGATGCAAGTACCTGGGCTTTCACCGAGAACGCCGCGCTGATCGCTGCGCAATATTATGCCGGGTGGAAGCGCGCTGGGAAGGTGATCCTCGGCGCGGGCTGGTCGCGTGACCGTCTGCCGGAGGCCGACCTGATCGCAGCCGCGAACGAATGCGACGAGGCGGTGAGTCTTAAGGCGGGCGGAACGATTGCACGCTACCGCGCTTCCGGCCCGATCTACGCAAGCCGCTCCCACCGGTCGAACATCACCGAACTGCTCAAAGCCATGGATGGCGAGGTGGACGATACCGCTGGCGAGGTGCGCCTTCTGCCCGGCGTCGAGCGCGCGGCGGTCATGGAGATCAAGTGGGCCGACATTCTCGCCGCAGAGACTATCGAGCTTGATCCGGAGTTCGATCCGGCTGACGGGATTAATCGCGTGCTGGCGCGTTATCCTGATCCAGACAGCCTGTATCAGCCGCTTGATCTGCCCGCTCGCACGGACGCGGCGTATGTGACCGAGGACGGCGGCGAAGACCTGACGCTTTCAACCGAGTTCGGTCTGGTCCCTTACGCTGCGCAGGTGCAGCGGATCACCAAGCGCATTCTTGAGAGGGGCCGGGCGCAGCGGCGGCTTTCGGTTACAATGCGCCTGAAATACATTGTGCTCGAAAAAGGCGACCGCGTGACTCTGGACGCCGATTTGCGCGCGCGTCTGCGCCTGCCGGAGACTAACTGGCGCGTCGAGACTCGCCCGGCGATGACGCTGGAGGGGGACAGCGCGCTAGCGATCAAGCTGGTCTTGCGCGAGCATCCCGACAGCGTGGGCGACTGGACGGCGGCGACCGATGAACTGGATGAAGACAGCGCGACCATCACCCGTCCGGGCAGCCCGACGCTTACCGTTCCCGGTCTGGCCGTAGAAGCCATCACCATCGGAGCGAGCGGGTTTCAGTATCCCAGCGGGCGCGTGACCTGGACAGCCACCAGTGTTGCGGTGCGGCTGATTGAGATCGAGCTTCGCGAGGATGGAAACAACGCGACGCGCCAGCAATTCAGCGCAAGCCCGTCCTCCCTTCAGCAAACGCTCGGCAGGCTGGGCGCAAATGTTGATTATCAGGTGCGTGCGCGCGTCGTCACGGGGACAGGGCGGCAGGCATGGTCAAGCTGGCTGGATTTCACCAGCGGCGCGACGGATACGGCGACCGGCGTCGATTGGGGCGGGGTCACAGGCTCCGGCAAGCCGGACGATAATGCGACGGTCGGGGCCGACTGGTCCTCAAATCTGCTTAATCGCCCCACCGAACTGACAGATGGCCGGGTCGCGGTGGGGCTGGCGTCGAATGGCGACTTGGCCCGGTCGATTCCTGGCTCGATCAAGACCAGTTCGGACATTCTCAGCCGCACGGGCGGGGGCGTGTTCACCGGCGATCTTTCCGCCACTCTGGGCGCGGACTGGTCGGCCAATGTCAGCAATCGTCCGACCGAACTAACCGATGGGCGGATTACGGCGGCGCTCACCGTGGACGGCGACATAATCCGCCCCATTCCAGAGCCGGTCGCTACCAGCTCAGACCTCCTGCGCAAGACCGGCGGCGGGCTGTTCACAGGCGATCTTGCGGCGACTGCGGGCGCGGACTGGTCAACCAACCTGACCAGCCGCCCCACAGAGCTGACCGATGGGCGGGTGTCTGCGGCGCTCGATAGCAGCGGCGATCTGCAAAATGATGCGCGCGTGCGCCAGGTGGGCGGGACGACCAAGCGGGCGCTGGGCCGGGCGCTGGCCGTTATTGAGGCGCAGGATGGCGACAGCATCACTTTTGCAGAAGCGTTCAACGAGCCTCCGACGATCCGTATCCTCGGCGGCACCGGCTCCACGTTCGACGAACGCATCGGAACCGGCTCGAACATCAAGCATCTTCAGGACTACGCCGCCCAGAATGTCACGACGACGGGCTTTGACGTGAAGGCCAAGATACGCGGCGAGGCGACAGGAACGACCGCTCGCAATGATGCGGTGACGACAGCCGGGAGCGGAAGCGATCCTGACTATGTGGGGGACAAGTCAACCGCTGACGAGGCGTTTGATGACAACTACACCTTTTCCGGCACGCTGACGGGAACCTACACATCATCAGGCTTCGCGACCGCCACGATTGAGCTTTACACCAACGATGGCGGTGGATGGGTGAAGCGAGCGAGCGTCAATTTCCTGTTGCCCAGCGCTAGTGGCGGCACCTCAATCTCTGAGCCATGGTCTCGCACAATCAATGTGGACGGATTGGGCCAGCACGGCGGTAAAGAGTTCGGGATTGCTATCGTTCCTGGCGGCAATATCAGCAGCGCAGACAATTCAGCCGGTGCGGTGGTCTACAACTCAATCGCCTCCATCACCGAGTATTCGGCCACGCCGGGCAGCGAAGTGGTGTTCTGCTATGTCTTCGAAAGCGACCAGACCCTTGAGTAGCCATGACAACTGCGGGGCGTGCGGAGAGTGCGTCCAGACGTTCCGGCTTGTGGATGTGAGCGCGCATCTTCTCAAGGCGCTGCGGCCCTACGGCAAGATGTGCGACGGATGTGTGTCCCGGCTGATCCGTCCGGGGCGCAAGTGGACCGCACTCGGTATCAGGCCGGTCAAGAAGTCGGTCTTCATTCGGGGGCTTCCCGGTACCGAGGCGACGCGGCTGGCTCACGTCAAGCGCCAGCAGGCCAAGGCGAAACCGGAACTGGATTACCGGCCCTGATCGCCAAGATGTAACTGATCTCCACACGCCCACCGCCCGCCTTGAGCGGGCTTTTTCATGTCTGAGAAGGAGGGCTGAATGGGCCTGTTTCGTTTCGATAGCGGTCAGCCGGATTTAGAGCTTGACCACTTCGAGCCGTCCGAATTTGGCGAGTGGTCCCGTAAGATGGACCGGAGCCTTCTTCTCAAGCTCGACGACTTCCGCCAGCGCTGGGGCGCGCCGGTTCACATCAGCCCGGTAGACGGGGCGCTCGGTCGCAAGACCTATTCCAGCTCCATGCACTCCTACGCTCGGCTGGGCCGGGTGTGCGCGGCGGACGTGTTCCCGCAGGGCATGACGCCGGAGCTTTTCCCGACCGCGTACACACTCGCCAAGCAGGCCGGGTTCGGCGGGATCGGGATCTACACCGACACCAAGTTCCAGGGCCGAGACTGGCCCATGCTCCACGTTGACGTGAGGGCGGTTCCGCGTGGCGACCCGCCTGCAAGCTGGTCGCGGATTGCGGGGGAGTATGACGAATTGGCGCTGCTCATGCCGGAAGGCTGGGCCAGATGATTGATGGAGAGCGACTGTTGGCGAATTGGGTGGACGCGGTGCAGTCAGGACTCCTGACGCTTATAATCCCTGCCCTGATCATGATCGGGGCGCGCCTGCAGAGGCAAGACGAAACCATCCGGCGCGTGGTGTCGCTGGAGGAACGTGACGACAGGCTGGGCGAGCGCGTGTCTGACAGCGAGCGCAACATCGCGGTCCTTCAGGCTCAGTATGCGTCGATCTTGGCCAGCCTTGAACGCATCGAGCGCTATGTGGAGAGGCAGCAATGAGCGCGCTCCCGCAAGCTTCATGGAAAATCCGCCGTCGCGTGATGTTCGTGGTGCTGGCGTTCTGTATGGCCGTGATCGGCTGGCTGACTTACGCCGCGCCGGAAAGCCGGGTCGCTGAAACCATCGTCCTGTGCGCGTTCGGCCTGATGGGGTTGATTGTCTCGGTCTATGTCCTCGGCGCGACATGGGAAGACGTAACCCGCATCAAGCTTGGGGGCCTCAATGCTGGGCCTCAATAAGTACCTGCTCGCCGCGCTTGGTATCGTATGCGTTACCATCGGTCTGCTCTGGTGGCGTCTGGATGCGGTGGCCGAAGCGCGCGACCGCTGGAAGGCCGACGCCGAAAGCAAGGCTGCGGCGCTTGAGGTCTTGCAGGCTGAAGCGGCGCGCACTGATGCAATCCTGACAGAACTTCGCGCCACCCGCGATGCGATAGCGCAGGACAGCGCGCGCACCCGGCGCGCCCTTGCCGACCTGGAGGCGTCCAATGAAGCCGTTCGCGCTTATCTTGACCAGCCTGTCCCTGCTGACCTCGCCCGCCTGCTCTGGCCCGGTGAAGACGCAGACGATCCGCCTGACGCCCCCGACTGAGCTTCTAGCCCCGTGTGAGGTGTACGACCCCGCACCGGACGCGCCGACCACGGCGGACATTGTGGAGAGCCGGGCGGCGTATATCGAGGCGCTGCGCGAGTGCAACGCCGACAAGGTGGCTTTGAGGGAGTGGGTCAATGGCGCAGCCGGTTCAAATTAACCTGACCATGCTCGGCGCGGCGGCGGGTGCTTTGCTCGCCTGCGGTGCGCTGGGTGCGGGTGGGCTGGCGTTTCTTGACTGGCGCATCGTTCACGTCATTGAGCAGCGTGAGCGCGACCGCGCTTTAGCCAAGCTCTGCGAACGCGATCTGACCGGCGACCCGGAACAGGACCGCTCGCTACTGGAAGCCCGCAGCGCCCTCGGCGGTTGCGGCTAGGCCCGCCGCGCCTTCAAGGCGGCATCCCCTGACATAGCGATAGGAGCGGGCATGGCTCAACGCGGCCACACCGAAGCGGAGCTGCGAGAGATCGTGGAGCTTGTCGAGGAATGCTTGAAGGAGGGGTATGCCCCACCTGACGTGAACGGGGGTAAGAAGGCGCTGTCAGAAGCCAGCCGTCGCGCTGTGGAACGGGGCATCATCAGAGCGCTCAGCACGTTTCGGACGCGATATGACAAGGCGGTCATCGGGTATCGTGAGCCGGACTGGTCGCTATACCGCGCGCCTCAGTATCAGACGCCCAAGGGGTCACGCGCTCGCCCAGCGCCAGCCATGCACGCGATCAACACTGACGCGGCCACGCCGGAAGCTGACGAGAAAATCCGCGTGATGGTCATCGGTGATTGCCATGATGACCCGCGCCTTGCGGACTATGACCGCTTCAGAGCATTGGGCCGCTATGCCAAACAAATGCAGCCTGACCGCATCGTCCAGATCGGAGACTGGTCAACATTCGATAGCGTGTCCCGGCATGAAGATCGTTCGACTATATCAGGCCGCGCGCTTCCGAGCTTCGAAGACGACATGGGAAGCCTGCGCATGTCCCTGCGAGCCTTCCACGAAGGACTCGACGGCTTCACCTGCCCAAAACACATTACCCTCGGCAACCATGAGGATCGGGTCCGGCAGTACGAAAACCTGAACGCCACGCTGGAAGGCGCGATGTATCTGCGGGTGGTGGAGGCGTTCGAGCAATACGAATGGCAGACCCGACCGTTTGGTGAGTGGCTGTTCCTGGGCGGCGTCGGGTTCACCCATGTTCCTCTGAACATCATGGGGCGCCCGTATGGCGGCAAAACCCTGAACCCGGTCGCGAATGACGCGGTGTTCTCAATCATATTCGGCCACAGCCACAAAGGTGGCATGGTCCGCGCGCCGAAAATCGGGCCGAACCGGCGCGTCACCATCCTGAATGTCGGCTGCTCCCTGCCAGAAGGTCACGTCGAGGATTACGCCAAGCTCAGCACAACCGGCTGGGAATACGGAGTCTATGACGTGGCGATTGCTGGCGGCGATATTCAGAGCGCCAAACACCACACCATGTCCGAGGTCATGGCGGCATGGAACGTACCGGCCTAGTGACGCGCCAAGAATACACAACGCCGCTTGTGTAGCGTTTCGGGCGCGATTTGATACATAAGGTCAGTCGGACGCGCTGTCTTGAGGCAGGCTGTTGAGCCAGCGCCCCATGCGTTCAAATGACCTTTTCATCTGCGCGCTGGAGACGGACGTCATCTCAAACCCGCGCGTAACTCGCTCCATTGCGCGTCCCCTTTGAGCCTCAAGTGCGCGGCGGCGCGCTTCTGCAATTTCTTCGTCAGACCTGTGATCTATCGTGATGGTCGGCATAGCTTGAACTCCTGAGTTAATCGGTTGTGCTGTCTTGAGGCGGGGCGGGTAGGGGCACGGTCCGCAGCGCCGCGACCGTGCCTAAAGCATAGTCCAGAGCATCCGGCTTCATGCGGCGCACGTGCGGCGGAAAGGTCATTTCACGCTCGCGCCAGAGCTTGAGTTCGGCGGGGCTCAGCTCATCCTCGGTCATCGTCAGCCTCCATAGCGCGGACCTCATCCGCCAGGAACTCGCGGTTTTCAAAGGCGCCGTTCGCGACATACTCGACCTGATAGGTGGTCAGACCGATACGCAGCCGGACTTCAACGACGCGCCCTGGATAGTCGAGGCCGTGCACGATCACGCGGCAGAAGTCTCCGGGGTCAAGGCAGGCCTGTTCTGAGAGCTCATTCATCACGCGCCTCCTTTGCGAGAGCGGAGCCGGTCGGCGAACTGCGCATCAAAGCTTGCGGATCGGGGAGTTCCGTCGGGGTATTCCCGCGCAAAATTCGCATCAGCCTCCACCGCCAGTTCCTCCAGCACATCATCCCGCGTCACGGCATGAGGCAGGGCGGCGGTGAGGGCGGCTTCAATGTCAGCGTCAGTCGGAAAGCTGAGAGCATACGTGTTTCCATCACCCGCGCCGACAGGCTTGCCACGCAGCCGAAACTTCAGCGCACTAACCATCTCATCCGTCACCACCGGCTGCACATTGACCTGGCCAGACGCATGAAGCACCAAGGTGCAATCGTGCTCTGTCAGATCATCGACGCGCTCTACGCCCATGGCTCGAAGGTGCGTGAGCAGGTCAGCCCCGCGCACCGGCTGCACAAGCGACATGATGGCGTCTGCCTTGCGGTAGCATTCCTCTTTCGGGGCCTGCAGCGCTTCATTCCAGTTTGGCGTCGGACCATTCTGCGCCCAGCACATCGCCGTATAAAGCTGGCATGCCACCTTCTCGCGTAGATCAGTCATGGCTCTGGTCCTTTGCTGCGGTGAGGGTGGTGCGGAGGGCTCGAATCTTGTCCTCAAGGTCGTCTAGCGTTGCGTGCTCGTTAAGCTCGTCCCACGGTTCTGCCGCGCCTTCATCTTGCAAAGATTTGAACTCTGAAACGGCCGCCTCCCCCGCCTCCACCAGCGCATCCAGCTTGGCGCGGAGGTCGAAGTAGCCGACAGCCTCAAGGGCAATTTGGGCGTGTCGGCGCGCCTCGTTTTGCATCAAGGCGTTGCCACGAGGCACCCAAGCGGGGGGCCACTTGCGGTTAGCATCAAACGCCACCCGCCTCATCGCCTCGTAAATCGACGGCGCCGCCTTCTCAATCACTTCCTGCTTTTCCTGCTCAGTCATGGTGGTCTCCTGTGGGATAAAGGGCGGGGATCGGGCGTCTGGCGCATGTGACTGCGGCCATAACGCATTGATCTGTCAGACCGGGAACGCCGGACGAACAGTCACATGGGCTGCAACGATTTGAATGGGATAGGTCCGGTTCGGAAGGATTTGCAGTCCTCTGCGTCACCACTCCGCCATGGCGCCAGACCAGAACCGATGTGGTTGTATCGCCGTAGCTTTCTCCAATCAAGCGCGGCGCTGACATGGGCTTCCATGTAACTGCCGACACCTCATCCATGTAACTCATGTTCTGCATACGGTCAGTCTCCGTTCCCCTCACTCGCCGCCCTGGCCGCCTTGAGAGCGTCCACGCGGCTGTCATCTTCGACCACATAGAACCGGGCGATTGTCTTCTCGTCGTAGTGCCCGGTGACCTCCTGAATGTCGGCGTGGCTGTGACCAGCGCGGCGGAATCGCATGATGCAGGAGTGCCGGCCGGATTGAGGCGTGGTCTTGGTCAGCGCCACGTCTTCATCCATCGCCCTGATCACAAGCCGGAACTGCGGATTGAAGCGCTCGAACGTGAACGGCTCACAGAACCGGGAGTCGATGAAGACATGGCGATGGTTCGAACCGTCCTCGACGCGGGGCCGCACGGCTTCGATCAGTTCGACGGTCAGAGGATCCAGCCCGATCGAGCCGAACGAGCCGGTCTTCTGCTGCCAGCCCCGCACCGCCTGGGCGCGCGGATCGTAATAGAGGCCCGACCTGATCTCACCGCGGTCCAGCCTGCGCCGCGTCAGATCGTCCAGCACCATGAGTCCGTGCAGGTCTCCGGGGCGCCGGCCAATGTCCCACATGGTCTGAACCCATGCTGCGACTTCGGGCACGTCCATGCGCTGCGCTGTCTCGATAAAGCCTGTGACGAATGCCTGATCCCATAGCTGGCGTGTGCGCGCCTCGCCCTTTTTGCGGCGGCGCAGGCGAACCGGCGCGACCGGATTGCTCTCCACGGCGCCGAGCTGAATGGCGTGCGTGAACAGGCTGGACAGGACAGACTTGAGGTGACGCTGGCGGGTGGGCCGGTCATCAAACTCCGCTAGGAACGCGCCCACGCCCTTCGTCGTCAGGCGGCGCATGTGCGGGTGTCCGTTCTGGCGCTCGGCTGTCCGGTCGGCCCATGCCTCGATCTGTTTCAGGCAGCTCTCATATCCGCGCCGGGTATCGTCGGCGAGCTCGTCCTGAAACCACGGGCTTGAGCGCCATTGCGCTACAATCCAGCGCAAAGATCCATGCGGCCATTCTCCACCGGCCTCGGGCGCACCGCGCATCCGGTTGAACTCGGCGAACAGACCAGCCGCGTCGATGTAGGCGTGGTGATATTCCAGATCGCCGCCGACACGCCGGGCCGGATCACGGGGCACGCGCACGGTCTTGCCGTAGCGCTCGATCCACAAGTCCGGGGTCAGCGATGGCTTGGGCTTGAAGTACCAGGGCGTCGAGCCGTCTGCTCGGGCCGCGCCGGGTACGAGATACTGTCCTGCGTATCCGCTATTCGGCGGCGCCGCAGATGAAGGGGTCTTCGTCTTCATCGCTCTCCTCCTGCTGGGGGCGGCCTTCCTCGACCACGGCGCGCACAAGCGGCTCGGTCGCCCAGCGTCCCCGCCGGCACGCCCTGGGATAGACACCGCGTTCGACCCGCTCATAGAACGAGGCGCGGGACAGTTTGGCGATCTCCAGCGCTTCGTCCAGCGTGACGACGACGCCGTACCGGTCCAGGGCGTGCTGCACGCTCGCATCGTGGGTCAGGCGCGCGGTCATGTCAGGGGCGGTCCTTGCGCATGTACGAAGCCAGCACGCGGACGCTTACTCTGACCGCGCGGAACCCGTCTTCACGATACCGCCGCCACGGCTTTCCAGCGGCGCTCTCAAATTCAGCAATGGCCTGCGTGCGCTTCGGGCGAAGCGTCCAAACGAACACGCCTTGGAATGGAGACCAGATCGCCCATGCAAATTCTTCGGTGCGCCCCATCACCCCTCTCCCCCAATAGAGCGGGCGCGGCAAATGAGGGATTCAAGCGCCTCGTTCTGTTCAACGGGGTCGGGCTTGAACAGCTTGTCGCCGCCGGGAAATGCGTCTTCGCCCTCAAGCGCCATGCGCGCCACCTGCGCCCGGAACGCCTCAAGCTCTGCCAGCCTCTCAGCAGAGACCACGACACAGGAGCCTTCAGGGCCGCAGCGGTCGTCGGGGGAGAGGGAGGCGAGGGCCTTAGCCCCGACATAATTGTCGCGAGCCGGAAGATACTTGCCGACCACATTTAGCACCGCCCTTACACGCTCTCGGTTTTGTTTAGTGTGAGGCGCTTGCATCCGAACGTAACCCGGCCATGCGGCGTCAAGGGCTTCGTTCTCCACGGCTTGCGGCTCAGGGTAATCACTCATCACGGCCTCCCTGATTGCGGACGCCTAATACGGCTTTACCGTCAAGATAGCTTGCGACCTCCAGCCATGTTAAATCCGGGTGGCGCTGTGCGTTGTGGTGCTCGCGACACTCAGCGGCCAGCCTCTCCCTTTCCGCAGCCCTCACCTCGGCTTCGGTGCGGAGGGCAATGTCGAGACGGTCTCCGACGCGGCAACCCTCTTTGGAATGCTCGCCGTCCGGGTGCGTGGGGATGCCCGCTTCATCAAGTCGCTGGTGAACGTAGTCCTTGAAGGCTTGGAGCTTAGCCACCTGTTCTTCCACAGGGGCGGGACGGATGGCGTCTATGGCGTAGGCGGCGCGGAGAATGGCAGTGATCCGCTCGCGTTGGTCGGCCAGCCAAGTGGCCATATCCGATGCGTCGTGATAGCTATGCGCATCGTCGGCTTTGCCGCCCGC